AAAGTTACCACCCATACTTTAGCACTCTCCTCCCCAGAGTGCTAACTTGTGAAAAAAATCGCATGCTAACATTTTCACATGTATCTAGTATTGAAAACCAGATGTGCTGGCATCCGAAAACCGCCCGGATCGCGATAAAGGCAGATAGCAGGGGATTGTTATGTGATTGTATATATCTTGTTATGTATATGTATTCATTTGTAAATGTTTTGTTATAAATAGTAGTCTCATGTATTCTTCTGTAAAATATTAAAAAAGCCCCGTATAGGGCTTGTTTATTATTTAAAATTATGTTAATATATAGTCAGAAAGGAGGAGTATGAAATGAAAAAATACAAAACGTTTGGAGAGTTACTAGCATTTCTTAACGATAATCGTAAAGCGTGTGATGATGAAAACTTGAGTTTTCGTATTGATCGTTCTGATAATTACGATTATGATTTTTTTGCAGGTGTAACTTCTATTCTTACTCGTATCTATCCGATTGAAGTAGTTAATTCAACTGTATTGGGAATCAAAGCTACTACTCAGTCGAACAACACGTATGTGGTTATTAAATTATATGTACATTGAGAGGAGAATAAACATGAAAAAGAAGTCATATCAAGAAACCTACAATAGTGTGTTAAAAAGTCAGTTTTATAATACATACGATGAATTTATCGAGATTGTTAAGAAAAATGTAAAAGATTTATGCGACAATCGCGTGTTCTTCTCTGTTGTTATCGTAAATGATGACAGTGAGATGATTCTCTATGAGTTAATTGACGCCTGGACATTTTCTAAATCGATTGAGCCATGGTATCTGTTGTGCCGATTGGCAGTGATTCATGATGTCGTACATGATGACAAAATACATGAGATAGTGGTCGAGATTATGTAATATCTCTGCCATCGTGTGACTTGAGACAATCGATTTTATCAGTTAATTTCTGAATAACTAATGTGTTATTTTCGATTGTTTCTTTCAGACTTTGCATTTCGGCATTGGTCTGTCTATCCCGGTACACGATGTACCATCCGAGCGCAATACATACGACAACCGGAAACCCAAGAGAAGAAATCAGAGAAGTAATAGTAGTCACGTCCATGTTTTCACCACCTATCCAATATGAGTGCGGGCAATGGCTGTCTCCAGCAGAACGTGAGGGCGGCCTCACTTAGATATGTCCCCCCGCATCTATATTATACTTGATTTTCAGCTTTTATTTTTATAAAATTTTTGTGAGGTGATGCGCATGAAAGAACCACAATATTTTAGACATCTGTCTGGAAAGTACAGTGAAATTAGAACAGAATACCGGTCAGGAAGAAAGGATGAACTTGTACGGACCGTACAGAAAATGGCCAAACAGGTTAACCAGAGGTTTTACCGTTTGGAAAAAGCCGGTGTCGGTATGAGTGAAAACGCGTATAAATACGCGCAACAGGAGACAGGAAAAGAAAAACCGCGATATACTGAATCAATATCTAAATTAAATAAGATGACACGGCAGGACCTGTATGAACTTGCATTGCAGTTAAACAAAAAGATTGTTAATCCTACATCAACAATCGGCGGCGTAAAAGCGTTACGAGATAGACGGTTAACAGAATCAGTGAAATCTATCGAAAATCGTTTTGGGATAAAAATGACACCGGAACAGATGAAACAATTTATCGATGCTGGCGGTGATAGATTTTTGAACGATTCACGCAAATTATCGAGCGGTCAGATTGTTATGGATTATGAAGAATATGTTTTGCAAGGAAAATTATCAGTTAATGATTTTGTTGAACAACTTTCAAATTATTTTGACAAAACAAGTGCAAAATATAGCGATTTGAAAAAATCGTTCGTCTCGATGTCGAAAAAGAGAAGCAAGAGAACAAAAAGAAAATGATAAAATGCAACTGCTTGCATTCAGACGGTCGTTATTATGATGAAGAAGCATATACACTGGCTGAGTTTCCATTTTTCGACCTTCCGACAAACAGCAAGAATGGATATGCATCTGAATATATGACGTTTGACATTGAGACAAGTAACATTGATGAAAACGGGAGAAAATATGGAGTTATGTACCATTGGCAGGCGTGCATATGCGGTTTGGTTTGTTTTGGACGAACATGGCAACAATTTATCACTTTTCTCTATTGGCTCCGGATTGCGATGAACTTGGAAGAAAATAAGCGTCTGGTAATATACGTGCATAACTTGTCATTTGAATTTCATTTTCTGTATGATTTTCTTGTTTTTGATTCTGTTTTTGCACTTGATTCACATAAGGTAGTCCGAGCTACAGCCGGTTATTTTGAATTTAGATGCTCCTACTTGCTGTCAAATATGTCACTCGCAAAATTCATTGAGAATTCTGAGGGATGTACGCACGCAAAAGGCATAGATGATCTAGACTATCGAAAACTGCGCACACCGAAAACGGTGCTGACACCGCGAGAGAACGGATACTGTTACAACGATGTGTATGGGTTATGGGAAGCCGTTAGATATAGATTGCAACATGACAGCTTAGCTTCTATACCACTAACCTCAACTGGATATGTGCGCAGGGAATGCAGACAGGCGATGAGAAAAAATAGAAAGAATCGTGAGAGGTTTCTTGAATGGCAAATTGACGAAAAATTGTATTCTCTGATTAAACAGATATTTAGGGGCGGCAACACGGCTTCTAATCGGTATTTAGCCGATCAGATATTAGACAACGTCGGAAGTTATGATTTGTCGAGTGCGTATCCGTTCGCAATGGTTGCATATAAATATCCTACCAAATTTTTGGAGTATGACATTGACACTCTTGCAGAATATGATGAATTGGTGAAGAATGGTTATGCTGTCATAGGTACGTACAGATTTGATGGAATCGAAATAAAAAAGAACACGCCGATAGCTTATATACCATACAGCAAATGCTCAGCAATATCATCAGATGCAATAATATATAACGGTCGTATATTATCCGCGTCATGGCTGGTTATATCACTTACAGAGATAGACATGTCTATTATACTAGAAGAATATTCTTATGCCGAAGTCGCATGTACAGACACATATATTGCCATCAAAGAATATCTGCCAGAAGAGTTTATAAAAGTTGTGTTTTCGTATTTTGACAAGAAAAGCCGCTTGAAAGGTAAAAAGGGTTATGAATATGAATATATGAAAAGTAAAAATAACCTAAATTCCCTATATGGTATGATAGCAACAGATATCATACGTGATGAAATTAGCTTCTCTGACGGTAATTTTGAAAAAATATCACCTGATGTAGAGGAAGCGCTTGAAAAATATTATTCTTCCCGAAATTCTTTCCTTACATACCAGTGGGGGATGTATGTAACCGCCTATACGAGACGTCTCCTTGAAGACGGGCTAAGAGCCTGCGGTCTTGATGCCGTATACTGTGATACGGACAGTGTTAAGTTCGTAGGTGACCATCAAAAAGATTTCGAACTCATAAATAAGCGCATACGGGAGTATTGCATTGAGCATCACAGAAAGCATAGCATAGAGATAGACGGAAAACTGTATGAAATGGGAACTTATGACCATGATGCTGATTATGATAGGTTCATTACCATCGGGGCTAAAAAATATGCATATGAAGATGATTCAGGCGTGCATGTTACCGTTGCTGGCCTGAATAAAAAGAGCGGATCAGAAGAATTAGCGCGTCTTGGAGGACTGGAAGCATTTCGGGTCGGTACGGTATTCCATGACAGCGGAAGAACCACAGCAACATATAACAACGATCCGATACACTATGTTACTATTGACGGTGAGAAGATTCTCACAGGATCTAACATTGCGATATTTGACACGACATACGAGCTTGGAATAACAGATACTATGCGAGAAATTCTTGATGAAATCGCTAATAATGTTATTGACAAGTAACAAGAAATGTATATATAATTATCATGAAAGGTGGTGATGAACATGGCAAGAAAATCGTATGAAATCCTCGGAAAATCAATTCCTGAATGGGCTGAAATTATCGGTATCTCATATATGAGTACCTACGAAAAAATCCGAGGATGGCGAGAGTTCCGCATCTGGGAATTGCAGATTGTACAAGAGGAACTGGGATTGAAGAGTATTGATGAATTATTAAAATTATTGGAAAAGGAGAGAGAAAAAACATGGAAGAAAAAAGAACAGACACAATGATTAAAGGGACTGTAAGGTTCGTCAACGAGGATGATCGAAAACAGAATAAGTACACGGTAACAATCGCAGTAGAAGAAAAATCAAAACAACGCTTAGAAAGTCTTGAAATTCCAGTAAAGCGTAATGTACACGATGGCAAGACGTATGACCTGGTACATTTTCCCGTATATAGCACAACAGAGATCAGCGATTTCGATGGCGAGCATAAGTGGGAAGAAATGCCGTTAAAATACGGTGATGTGGTAATCGCGAAAGTAGCATCACGGAAATATGAGTATATGGGCAAAAAAGGAATATCATGCAGACTGCTTGCACTGTACGTACAGACATATGCACGCCGCGGCGGCTTCACGGAAGATGAATTGAAGCAACTGAGATCTGATGATATGGGAGTGCCGTTCTAATGTCCTCGATCTATACGGACGTGTACAGGATAGCTATGGAAAAAAGCTATCCTTTCACGTTTTTCATAGGAGGACGCGGCATTGGGAAAACATACAGCTGTCTCTTGGGCGCATATCGAGACAATATGCCTATTATCTACTTCCGAACAAATGATAGTACTATACAGACTGTAGCAGTAGAAGAGTACAACCCCTACAAAGACATTAACCAGATTGAGGGTACGGACATACATATCAGCGCACGTAATGGCGGTTATGTAATTACCGATCATGCCGCAGATGACGAGCCGATAGGTTATGCTTTTGCCCTGTCAACATTTTACAAAATGCGTGGTACAAAATTCCCTGAGGTAAAAATGATCGTATACGATGAATTTCTTGAAGATTCCAGTGCTAACCGCCGTCTGAAATATGCGTCTGACCGATTTTTTCAGGCGTATGAAACGATCAACCGTAACAGAGAGTTTGGCACAGATCCGCAACCGCCGGTTAAGGTTGTGTTCCTGGCAAATTCTTTCTCGTTGAATGATGATATATTACGGCAACTTAATCTTATTGTGCCTATCCAGCAGATGGTCAGAGAAAAAAACAAAAAACGGAAAGTATATACTGATGATGAACGCGGTATATATCTTGAATTGTTAGATAATGCTAGGGTTGCGGATATGAAATCAAAAACGGCGCTGTATAAGTTGACAAAAGGAACGTCTTTCTATGAGCTGGCACTCTCAAATGATTTTGTTCACGATGATTTTTTCGATGTGAAAAAGGTTAATTTCAACGAGTTGGCACCGTTGTGCCGCGTTGGAAGTGTAACTTATTATAAACACAAATCGCGCGAAATGATATACGCTTCACGCAGAAAAGCAGACTGTGAAAGTTTTAATAAATTGAACTATAAACAATTTTTAAAAGATTATCGTTATTTTCTTTTGAAATACCATGATGCTGGATTGATTTTGTATCAAGATTATGCTATAAAATTATTGAGCAACGATTATTTAGGAGGTGTTTATAAGTGATTGCATTTGAAACATTTGTCCGGACAAGTACCGGGAAGAAAATCGCAAATCCAAACGTCAACACATATGCCGGTCAGTGCGTGTCATTGTGTCAGGCATATCTCTATGAATGCGCAGGCATCAAATATGCCGCGCGCGGCAACGCGAAAGATTATGCCGCAAATCTGGTGAAGCTTGGGCTGGCGAAGAAGGTCAGCAAACCGAAAAAAGGTGACATCATCAGTTTTCCAGCCGGTTATTATGGCGCAGATGAAAATTACGGTCATGTGGCAATCTATTATGATGAGTATCATCTATTTCAGCAGAATGTCAGCGGCGACATGACAGCGAGCTTAGACCATGGTTATCACCCGCCCATCAGCGGATCGTGTACGATCGCGCGACCCAAAAATGTCGTGATTGGCGATGCCAAAAGTGAGTATGATAACAGCGGACAGGTGGAAGCGTTGTATGACAATATCCGCGTGCGTACCGCGCCGACACTTGACGCATCCAGTGACACAGGCAAGCGTTATCAGGCAGGCATGACGCTGAATTACCAGAGTACAGTAGTATCTGCTGGCTGGTTATGGGCAGTCTATATCAGTTATTCAGGCGAGCGGCATTATGTCGCATTATGCAAGGATGACGGCACATCCAAGTACTGGAAACAATTATAATGAGGTGAGAATATGGAAAAACTGAAATACATTCTTGACATCCAAACTTTTGCGGAAGAGCCTGAGCAGGAAGAACAGGAAGAACAGGAAGAACAGGAAGAACAGGAAGAGGAAAATAGTCCTAATCGATTGTTAGCAAGGATCGATATTCTTAGTGAAGAACTGGAAAAACTGAAAAAGGAACGCGAAAATCTTGATAAAAGGAATCGCGAACTGGAAAAAACGAATATCAAATTGACACAACAGGGCAACAGAGGTTCAGCTAGTAATAGTGAAGATGAGGATCCTTTCTTTACTTCGCTAAAAAATTTTTTGAAATAAGGAGTGTATATTATGGCAAATGTTAAAGACGTCTATACGATCATCAATGAAGCCGCCGCGCAGTCGATGGGTAAAAAAGACATCGCGGTAATCGACTTGCAATCGTTCATTTCTCTTGGAAATGATACTTTAAATTCTACGTCTGATACCGATAATTTTTACAATAAGTTAGTGCAACGTATCAGCAAAACAATTTTTGCAAATCGTCCTTATAGCTCATCATTTAGCAGTATTATCCGCAGAGACCAGACAACATGGGGGCAGGCTGTACAGAAGATTAGTATCGACATTGAAGACGTGCAGGCAGATGGCTCGCTGTCACTCTCAGAGGGCAACAGCGTCGATATGTTCAGAGTAAGAAAAGCAACAGTCGCACAGAAGATTTTCAAAAAGTCTACTGCATATGAACTGCAAATGACATATCAGCGGCAGTGGCTGAAACAAGCATTTACCTCACCGGAAGCCATGGGCTCATTTATTGCTTCGATCGCTCAGCGTGTGACTGACACACAGACACTGGCAGAGGAGAATCTAACACAGCTTGCTATTAACAACTTATGCGCTGAGCTGGATGGTAACGCAACGCGTCAAATTAACTTGTTAACAGAATTTAACGCCGCTTTTGGTCAAGAGCTAACTGCTGATACAGCATTATATAACGGCGACTTTCTGAAGTTCGTATCTGCGCAGATCGATCTATACTCACGGCGCATGCAGCGCATGGCAAAACTATACAATGACGGTTCTATAGCTCGCCACACGCCAAAAGAAAAACAGCTATTGTTTATTAGTAGTGATCTTGACACTAATCTTCGCGTTTTCGGCTACTCTTCGACATATAATGCCGAATACATGAAACTTCCGAAATACACAGTAATGCCGTACTGGCAGGATCCCAAATCACCTAATGCAATCAATGTAAAACGTGCTTCAACCGGAGTAGCAACAAGCATTACTAATCAGTTATGCTTGCTGGCCGATTATGACGCTCTCGGAACATATCGCCACGATCTTAGAACATATAACACACCATTCAATGCGAAAGGTGAATACTATAATCAATTTATCAAGTCGGAAGACATGTTCTTCAATGATTTAACAGAAAATGCTGTTTCATTTGTACTGGAGTGATCCAAAATGAGCGTTGAACTAATTTTATATAATTTCTCAAAACGAGAAAACTCGACAGCGCGGCCAGCAAGCGGAGACGGAAAAAAAACCGTTTCCGCTCTTTTAAAAGATGACACCGATATCATCAATCCGTCGTTCCGGTTCGGAAATATTGGCGCAGTATATAATTACGTGCAATGGGGTAACCGGTACTATTATCGCACGACGGCCAGATATGAAGCTGCTAACATGGTAGTGTATGAATGTACTCTTGATGTATTGGCGACATACCGGGCGCAGATCATGAATACAACGGCATATGTCGCGTATTCTGCAAGTAATTATGATGTCTATATTCCTGATGGAAGATTCAGCATGGATCCTACGCCAACGATTGAGAGTGCAAGCGCAACTATTATTGATGACGCACCCGCAGGAGATGGCGATGGTACGTATATCTTAGAATACGCTACATCATCTGCCACATATGGTCCATCAGGTGCATTGTGGCTTTCTCCTGCATCAGCCGCTATAATTGCGCAAGATCTAAGCAGTACAGGTTACAATGATTTTCTTGACCAATTCTCTAAGCAGTTTAACGGCGCGTATGATGCCGTCATTAACTGCCGTTTCGTTCCATTTGATTGGTACGGAAGAGGAACAGGAACAGAGAATATAGTGTTAGGCGGATATGACACCGGACATATTGGAGCAAAAATCGAGAGCGTTATATCATATTCCAATAATGTTAATATACCATGGCAGTATAGTGATTTCCGCAATCTGCCGCCATATACATCGTTATTACTATTTCTTCCTGCTTACGGATTTGTTGAATTAAATCCGGCGGATTATATCGGTCAAACGAGTGTCAAAGTCGAGTTATTCATGGATGGTATCACCGGCGTGGGAACGTATATTATAGGAAATAAAATTAGATGTACAGCAGATTTTTCGAGTCCGGTATCTATCGGTACTGTACGGGGTAATGCTACAGGATTAGTGGCGGCAGGTATTGCCGCTGTCGGTGCTGTTGCTTCTGGCGGCGCGGCGCTTCCGGTGGTAGGCTCTATCGCAGGCGTCTTGTTGTCACAGCAGAGGAGCATCGGTAACAGCGGAGTATCAGGTGGATACGCTGGCGTATATGCAAGTCCTGGCAATTTTACTGATGTTTACCTGTATTCAATCTGCCATAATACTAATGTGGAACCGTCAAATTTTACTCCGGCAATAGGACGTTGCCTTAATCAGGTTGTCAGCCTTGGATCGTTATCGGGGTATGTTCAGACCGTAGGCGCGAGCGTCTCATCATATGCTGATAATACGGTGTTAGAGCGCATCAATAGTTATTTAGATGGGGGGTGTTTCTTAGAATGAACAATGAGTTTATTTCAAATTATTACAAAATGTCGCCAAAAAGCGTTGAAGGTGTTTCCAATGCGCAGACAATGCGCTACTATTTGGAATTGCTGGAATTACTCAATTCCTGCATAACACTGTCCGGTGTACCTGATACGATCGATGAAGAAATGATACGTACAGTCTTGATATCAGATGCACCGCTCTGCATGTTCAAATCAGATACACAGGGTTTACTTTGTCTTCCCACCGCATTTAGCGGACAAGACGTGTACTATCGTCCTACCGATTACACGATCACAAATCCGGTAGTATTCCAGCAAGGCTCATTGTACTGGTCGGACTACTCGCCGGATGATGCCAGCGGCGTATTACTATATATCAGTCGATACCGTTCATGGTTCGACAATGTCGACCGGACATTGATTAGATATGCTGAGCAGTTTGCGCAAATAGACAGGTCGATCAATACAAACTTGATGAACAGTAGTTTTGCAATGGTTTTCCGCGCTTCCGGAGATGCTGAGCTGAAAAGCTATCAGGCAATGTATGACATGATTACACAGGGGCGGCCAGCTGTATTTGTCCGCAAGGGGCGCTATGATGATGGAGAATGGGCGGCCTTTAACAATGTGAAAAATACCTATATCGTTCAGGATCTTTTACAGTCGAAAAGAACATTGAAAAATGATTTCTTAACTTACATCGGTATTAACTCCGCAAACACAGATAAACGCGAACGTCTCAACGCGGATGAAGTACACGCAAATGATGGTGAGCGTTATGGACATCTGTATGAATGGGTACGCAATCTAAAGGAATGTTTTGCACGCGCAAACAAATTGTTTGGTACAAATATTTCAGTCGATATCAGTGACGTGGTAAAGAGAGGTGATATCTATGTATCTAATAAGCCTGATGGACTTACATCCTGATATTTTTGATGAAATTAGGGTGACATCAGAATTGGATAAAGAAACCGTTGTAAATACTATCATCAGAAAAGCCGCGACATATGACGTTCTTCACCATGCATATCCACTTGTAAAAAGTATTATTAATATCTGGTTCGACAGTCATTTTTCACAGTTTGACCGGCTGGCAAAAGCGGCAGCCACAGAATATGACCTGATCCAGAATTACGACCGTACGCGAGAATACAGCCGGAAGGTGGAACGAGATGAGACGCAGACAGACACAACAACAGATACCAATACTGTCAGCGCATATAATCAATCTGGATACAGCCCTGAGAGCCAATCGACAGGAGAAGGCGAGAGCGGCCGTCAGGGAAACGAAGATGAAACTATATTAGAACGAGAGTACGGTGATTTGTCGGTATCAACAACAACTTCAAAAATCAAGGAAGAATTGGATTTACGATCAAATCCGCGATATAATGTATATGAAGTAATCGCTGAAATGTGGATTTCTGATATGTGCTTAAGAATTTATAATGGCGGCGCTTATTATGGTTATTGATGCACTTTAATTCAGCGAGAAGAATGAGGTGATAATATATGGCTTTTTACAACGAATTCCCGCATACACGCAATTATGACGATGATTTGAGAGAATTGATCGGTACATATAACGATCTTCTTAAAGAATACGGCGATTTAATTGATATTTATCAAAAAATTCTCGAAAACCTGTCCGAAATCGCTACAAACTATCTTCAACAGCTTCTTAAGGATGGCAAGTTAACGATCGATCTCAACTATAACCAGCAGACAGAAAGTCTTAACTTCACGATTAGTTCGAGCGAGGAGGGCTAACTATGGATTTTTCAAAAATCAATGAGATATATAATGTAAAAGATACGCAGGCACGATCTGATATCAAAAGCATAAAGAAAAACCTAACATCCATCAATGAAAAGATCGAAAATCTTCTGTTCGGTGAACTTGGAGGCGCGCTGGTTGGCCGAACATACAATAACTATATCCGGGGCGTGTCCACGGAAAGCACATCACAGCCGCCGCTTGGATACATGCAGGGCATGACCACAACGCCTACAACAATTATTATTGCTGTTAGACCAGCGGCAGAGTATGAGACAACGTCAAATCTTGTCTGCCTCATGGAAATCACCAAAGGTACATCGAACGTTACCAGAAAGCAGTATCTGACCGGATATCATGCTAATGCCCTTGCGTATAATCCCGATGAAAATGAATTGTATATCGCATGCAACAGCACCGTTTCTGGTGGCGATACAACGCCTAATAACAATATTATCATTCTGGATTATACAACGTGGGCAGTAAAAGAGACAATCACACCGCCCACCGCTATCACGTCATCACATCGCGTGAGAAGCGTATCATATGATCCTGTAACCAAAACATTGATGCTTGGAGACGAAAGTACATGTTTTATCATGAAGAACTGGACAACGGTGGGAGAGACGATCGAGTTAGATATGACAGATACGCTTCCTATCCCTACTACCACTAACGTCCAGACGCTGAAACATTATAACGGATTGATTTTCCAGTCACGTATGAATCCTTCTGGAATTTGTGTATACGATATGACAGGCCATTTGGTCCGCAATTACTTTGATTTGCAGGTAGTAGACAACATTGCTACGGGAGAAATGGAAGATATGTCCATTGAAGCGGACGGGAAGCTCTATTATGCAACGTGTCAGGTCATTAGATACAACCAGCAGATCTTTACGTTTGACTATACGATTTTCGAAAGTAATATCTATACAGGTGGATTCAAACGCCAGCCATACCAGACGCAGAAGGGCAACTATCTACAGGCATATGTTAATAATACGTCAACCGCGCTACAGCTGGGAACCGCAGACAGCCCATTTGGCACGCCTAATCAGGGCTTGCTCATGGCTAATTCAATCCCAATGGACTGCGGTATCCGGCTGAACGTACAGAAAAGCGGTGATTATGGTTGGTTCGGCGGCGTGTTCGGTAATCAGCCTATTTATCTGGACGGCAACGATAATTGTACACTGCACGCGCTGTTATGTCTCGCTTCACGCCTGATCTTGGATGCCGTAACCGTTGTTGCTACGCCATTCTGCAACCTCAATACGGGAGCCAATCTGGCAAACATTTACATCGCGCAAAAATCAGCCGTTGAATTCCGTAACTGTACATTACAGAGCGGAACGACGAAACAGAACAATGCTATGCTGATTGCAGATTCAGAAGTATACGTGAACGCTACAACAGTAACGGGATATAGCAATGCATTCAGACTGCAAACTAATGCAAAATTACGAACATATAATGTAACATTATCTAATAATGATTATTACTATAATTGTAATACACCTGATGTAGAAATCTTTGATGGTAACGTAACCACATGGAATAATTGCAATCCGAGCAATTATTTACCAGATGACACATCGGAAATTGTAAAAAACGTGGATTTTAAACAGAGCGGTAATAATGTTACTGTCACCAATCCAAAAGCGGTTGCGAACAAAGTCCGCATAATAACAGTATCGTGGAAGTACCAGCAAACAACAACACATTACTATACGTTCCTATCCGCAGGAAACGTCAATGTAATGACCGGATTCGGAACTGAGGCATATCAGACAGTATTTAACTTGTCGATGACGGACAATAATAACGGTCAGTTCTCATTCAACTGGTCGCTGAAACAGCAACCTATCGCCGGTGGAGCATGGAATGATTTGACGTCAGGAACAACGTTCACAGTAACATCAATCAGGACACTTTAATCTACAAGCCCTATACGGGGCTTTTTTAATATTTTACAGAAGAATACATGAGACTACTATTTATAACAAAACATTTACAAATGAATACATATACATAACAAGATATATACAATCACATAACAATCCCCTGCTATCTGCCTTTATCGCGATCCGGGCGGTTTTCGGATGCCAGCACATCTGGTTTTCAATACTAGATACATGTGAAAATGTTAGCATGCGATTTTTTTCACAAGTTAGCACTCTGGGGAGGAGAGTGCTAAAGTATGGGTGGTAACTTT